CTTTAATAGTGTTTTAAGTGTTGAAGAAGTTCTTGAAGAAGCCGATCTTGAAGTGTCTGAAGTGTCTGAAGGGGATACAAAACCCGATGATGACGATAATGAAGAGGTTGTCCTAGAAGATTAAATACTCATTTGACGTGTAATTTGTTGTACGTACAATGGGAAGGATGAACCAAGGAGTTATTTATGAAATTAGATGATAAGACAGAATTATATATTGTAAAAGGGTTGATCAGTTTTGATGACTATTTAGCGAGATTTATTGACAAGATTGATTATAAGTTTTTCAATCAGAGTGCTGGGGAAGTTGTCAAAGCTGTTCAACAGTTTTATGTAAAACATCACAAAAAGCCTTCTGTGCAGATTCTTTGTGATACTGAGTTGCCTCAGCTTTTAGCAAAAAAACCTGAGAATCTTCAAGAGTGCGTTGATATTATTACAACGTCTTCTTTGATTAAATTTGATAAAGAAGACTATTTCGATTGGCTTTCTGAATTGACTAAAGAGTTTATTATTCAGAAGAGAATTGAATTAGCTTTAATTGACTGTATCAATTTAATGGAAGATGGAAATAGTAAAGAAGCCATTAGAAAAGTTATTGAAGCTTCAAACGTCAACTTTGATGAGTCTTTAGGACTTGACTATTGGGAAGACCTTGAACAAAGAGTTGAAAGAATGAAAAGTCCAGAACAGGTTATACCTACTGGAACTCCATCCTTAGATGCTCATATTGGTGGGGGATGGCGTAAAAAGACTCTTTCAATTTTTGGTGCTGCTACCAATGTTGGTAAAACTTTAATTCTTGGAGATGCTTCTAAAAAGTTGATTGAAGCTGGTCTTAATGGTCTTTATGTTTCCTTAGAAATTAATGAAGATATCCTCGCCAATAGAATTGATGCGAATATTACTAACATTAATATGGCTCAATTAGCTTTCAATCCTGACATGATTATGCAGGATCTTTTGGAAAGAAAAGCAATGGCTGAAGCTTCTGGAAGACCCTTTGGTAGATTAATTATCAAAGAGTACCCACCAGCAACTATGAATAGCAATCAGGTACTTGCCTTAGTAAGAGACTTGAATGTAAAAAGAAATGGCTTCAAACCAGATTTCATAGTTATTGACTATCTTGGCTTGATGATTCCAAATGGAAAAGCATTTAGTGAAAACTCTTACGGCAAATTGAAAACTGTTGCAGAGGAACTTAGAGCAGTTGCAGTTAAATTGAATATTCCTATTTTTAGTGCTGTTCAGGTTAATAGATCAGGTTATGAAGAATCTGAAATTGGACTTGAGAAGACTTCTGACAGTATGGGTATTCCAATGACGGCTGATATTATGATTATGGTAAGTCGTACTGAAGACTTAATGGCTAACAATCAGCTTTATTTCCATTTAGCAAAATCAAGGTTTAGTAAGAACGGTTCTGGATTCATAGTCTCAGTTGACTATGATCATATGAGAATCAATGATTTGAAGACAAGTAATAGCATAGCAGACAAGCAAGCGAGTATTAAATCTAATATTCAAAAGCTTAAAGAAAGTGAAGATAATAAGAAAAAACCAAAGGTAAAATCCACTGAGGTTTTCAATGATACAGATGATAATATTTTAGAGGATTTCGAAGGGAAATAAGTCATGCCATCAAAGCCATTAACATACGCAGAACTCGGCAAAATCTGCAATATGACACCAAACAAAGCCCACCTAGAAGTTAAACGAATTTACAACAAATTAGTTCGTCTACTAGTGTATAAAGAGAATATAAATATATGGGACTGTGTTGTTGGGCTCAAGGATTACTTTGGAATGACGGAAAGAGAGGCAGTAGAGAAGTTAAACAAGGAATTCAAAAATCTTCTAAAAAAAGATGCTATTCAACGATATGGCAATTGCAAATACTAAGATAATTATCTTGGTCCTTGAAGGGACTTAAATCCCCGATAGAATATACAAATACAAATACAAATAAACTGAAAGGAAATTTATGAGTAAATTTAAAAGTATCAAAGAACGTTTAGCAGAGGTTACAGAGAAAGTTAAGAAAATCGAGGATGCGAAGGCAAATCCAAGTTTCGATAAGAAAACTTGGCAATTCAACCCTATCCTTCCTAAAAACAAAGCAAGAGTAGATTATGTTGTCAGAATTCTTCCAAATGTCCACGTTAACGATGGATTGGATGAACCTTGGCTTTTGACATACGCTCATATGTGGGATAGTGCGGGGGGTAAAAAAGTTTATGCTCCTTGCCCAACCACCAATGGTAAAGATGAAAAGTGCCCTATTTGCGCCAAATCAAAACCATATTGGGCCTTAGTCAACGCTGGCGAAGGAACCCAGGCCGATGAAGTTATGGCAAACACATATAATCGTAAAAAGCGCTACTATGTTAGCGTTTATGTTGTGTCAGATGCTCGCGCAGGTACTGAAGAAGATCAGACTGGTAAGGTTCTTTTGTGGGAGTTTGGTCCACAAATTTATGAGAAGCTTTATGATGCATTCCTTGAGAAAATCCCATTCTATGATCCATTCGAAGGATTTAACTTTAATCTTATCATTAAGAGAAAAGATGAATACCCAAGCTATGAATCAAGTAAATTTAGCGCTGCTCCTTCAGCAATTGCTAAAAGCGAAGAAGAACTTGAGAAGATCCATTCTCAAATCTTTGACTTGGCTGCTAAGTTCAAAGAACGTTCTCGTTCCTATGATGAACTTAAAAAGGTTCTTCAAGACTCTTTGTCTTTATCTGAAAGAGATAAGACTGAAACAACCACTGATAGTGAAGCAGAGGGTTCAACTACAGTTGAAAATACTGAAAGTGAACCAGTTGCTGAAAAGAAAGTGGTAGCTCCTGAAAAGAAGGCTCCTGCTCCTGAAAAGAAAGCGGTTGCTACTGGTAAGAAGGTCGCTCCAGCCAAGGCTGAAGTTGAAGGCGACAGTGAATTACCAGATGAATCCGCTGGTGAAGGTGATATTGATTTAGATAGTCTTTCTACGGAAGAATTGTTTAAGTAAGCAATCTCCTTTATGGTAAAATAAGGCCACCTCCCAAGGGTGGCCTTTTTTATGGAGTTTTATGAGAGAAAAATTAGAAGGTGTAGTTCCAGTTGTACTAGCAATTTTACTAGCCTTATTTTTATATTTTAATAATTCAACTCCTACAGAATCTTTAAATGGATATGCAATTGTCCAACCAGTTAAAGAATTTAAAGCTATAAGGACACTTAGCGATCCAAAGGAAGAAGATCACCATGTTGAAGTATCTCATGTTGACAGGCCAGATGATATTCTTGACCTTCGTATGTGGCATGGTTATGTCGTGTTCCCCAAGAATCCAGATGGAACCCCAGCTATACCAACCCGTACAAATCCAGATGGAACAAAAACACCAATCTGGAAAATTACCGCTAAACAAAAATTGTTTGGTGCAGACCCAGGATGGGACTTTGGTACTTACGCAGGCTACCTCGACGGACCAAAAGACCATTCAAAAATACACTCATTCGATGTCGGACTTAGAATCTCACCAGTCCGCTTCTTTGATTCCGTTGCCCTTGACGGACTTGTCTCAAACCAAGCAGCAGGAGTTGGAGTCTCTTTCTACCCAGCCCCCGAAAGATTCGGTGAATTTTGGAGCCATGTTGGCGTTGGTTATGGGCGCGTTATTACTTTTAGGGATGAGCATCAGAGAAATCTTTTCTACTTCTCAATCTCGACAGACTTTTAAAGGAGAAATCATGTCATTAATTCCATCAGTTGATATCAGTAAATTGAATTCATTTGTCTCACAAGCTAAATCTTTAGCCTCTCCACAATGGACTTCTCGTAAGTTCCTTGTGACAGTCGGCTTAGTAGGCACTTTATTGTTCCTTTGCAAAGGAGCGATTTTATCTATTATTTGGCCAGTAACTGTCTTAGCAGGGTTATGGTTAGTTTGCACTACTGTAACAGATGTCTATGATAAAAAGTGCCAAAAAGAGTTTAAATCAGAACTTTTGGCTGCCCTTGCAAAAGCTGGTTTAACCCCTGAAGAAGTCACTGTTTTAGATCAAACAGTTGCTAAGTAATTCTTGGCGTTGAATTTTAACTGATAGGAGTTATAATATATTTCGAAAAGGATATATTATGGACTCTTATATTTTAAAAGCAGTTTTCAATGAAACCCAAGCAGGAGCGTTATTCGCTGCTTTAAAGGATCTTCAAAGAATCCAATGTGATAGATTCGCAATAGCCTTTGATACTGATAAGAAAATAAAAATTTCTACTCAGACTGAATCAAAGGCTATCGCAGTTATATTAACCTTTGAAGATAACTTCTTAGTAGATTGTGATATAAAAGATAACTTTAGATTCGCTATCATAGACGTAAACGCGATTGTATCCGTTCTAAATGTATTCTCAGGTGGATTTACAATGTATATGAATAATGTACAAATGGAATTAAAAACCGAAGAATCAGATTTACTATTCTATAATGGTAATCTTAAATTAGTCCGCAATGGACCTCAATCATTAGAAAAAGAACTTCCTTACCTTCAGAAAATATCCTTTGATGCTGTCAAGTATAAGTCCTTTATTAAGGCACTTCCAGTTATTGATTATGGCTATACCATCTTCAAAGGAGCTATAGGAAAAGAAGAAATTCAAATTAGTATTACTGATAAAGATATTAAAGCCAATACATTTACTCAAAAAGTAAAATGTGAACCATTAAAAGATACGTTCAAAGTAACTGTGAATAAACAGTCACTCCTATCTATTTTAGGCTCTCATAATTATGATTCCTTGAACATAGGAATTTGTAAGGATATGATTCATATTGAAGGAGCTAATCCAGCATATAAAGCTTCCTTCTTCTTAAGAACCGTTATTTAAGGAAACCAATGAGCGACCCATTCGTGGAAAAATACAGACCACATAAATTAGAAGACGTTCTTCTAAATCCTAGTGATAAAGCAGTTTTCCAATTTGCTTTTACATGGAACTCCTGGCTTAGGAAAAACTACAATAGCTAAAGTTCTTGCAAAAGAAATCTCTGAAGATGTTCTTTACATCAACGCTTCTAAAGATACTTCAGTTGATGTTGTGAGAGGCAGAATCAATGAATTCTGCTGTACGACCGCTTTTGGAGATTATTTGAAGATCATCGTGCTTGATGAATTTGACTATATGTCCTTGAATGCTCAAGCTTCTATGAGAAATGTCATGGAAGAATTTTATGAAGCAAGCCGCTTTATAATCACTTGCAATTACTATAACAAGGTCCTTGATGCTATTAAGTCAAGAACTCAGATGTTTCAATTTAAGCCACTTGATAAGCAAATCATTGGAAAAAGATGCATTGAGATTCTTAATCAAGAGAAGATCAAATGCCCTGATGTGAAGCAGCTTGGTAAGCTTATTGTAAAGTTCTATCCAGACATGCGCAAGATTATCAATGAACTTGAAAGATATTCTGTAAATGGTGTCTTTCAGTTTAATCCAGCCAATTTAGATTCTAGCGACGTATTCATTGAATTGCTTAAGGATAAAAACTGGAATGAGATTAGAAAGAACGTCGTAGGCAGTGTTGAATATCCAGCTTTATATAAAGAAATTCATGATAAGGCTGGTATAATAAGTAAAGCTAAGGAAGTTGATATAAGACTTTTGGCAGGAGAATATCTTTATCGCCATAGTATCATCGTTGATCCTGAAATCAACTTCATGAATTGTATTGATCAAATTATAAAGGAATTAGAATGACCACTAAAAAGAACGTTAAGAAATCAAAAACACCTAGAGCACGTAGAGCATCTAAAAAGGTTGAATCCGCAGAATCGACTTTCTCTGCACATTCAGTGCCTTATGAAAATCTTCCAGAAGAACTTAAGAAACTTGTAGCTACCTCTGCTTTACCAGATGGTCAAAAGATTGTTATCAATAAACCATCACCAATACCTCTTGGTGTAGATGCCATGAAATTAGAAAAGACCATTGAAGTTAAAAATGATATTCCATTAGAGCATATGGTGTATTATGTAAAGACTGCTTATTTTGGTTCAGC